ATGTTCCNGCAACGACGGAACGAAATTAGCGCACAGGATTAAGACGAAAACACCGGTCCAAACCTCATCCTTAAGGCTGTCCTTTGAACCTTCGATTGCCGCCTGTTCCCAGTCAGTCTCGCTGGATGCCTTCTTGATACGTATCTCTGCATTGGCCTTTTGGATCGCGGTCTTGCCATCGATGTAAGACGTCGCCAGCCCGCTTACTGCGGAGACTATTGCGCCTATCATTTTTCATGCCCCAGCCAGACGGCGAAGCAGCCGCTAAGTGAGCCCATGCAGATGGATACGAGGGCTGATTGCTGTGTGTTTGGCTCGGGAATTTGCATAAACCAATGCACACTTTGGTAGGTCAATATCATGACACAGATCATCATTGCTCGGGGCAAAAGCTTCCAAGCTAATATACGTTCCATTGCTATAGTCATATGTTCTCTCCTTATTGCATTGCCCAGACGACGAGGGCGGCTATGAGAACCACAAGGATGCCTAGGATCAACGAGACACCCACAGTCGCGGCACTCTCAAACTCTTCTTTTCGGACCTTAGCGGCACGGGCATCAGCGGCGGCTTTGTGCTTTGCGGCTAGCTGCATTTCTTTCTGGAGCGATATCACTTTCTGCCAGACACCCCAGTCCCACCTAGCCATGATAAGCTGCTTGGCATTCTCGATGGCCTCTTTTGCCAACTCTTCTTGGATGACGATCTCGGTCGCTGATTGGCCCGTGGCCTTCGCCTGTTTCTTCTGTTGGCGTATCTGCTGTGCGCCGGTAAATAGGTTGTCGAGGTCTGTTGTGATGGCCCCAATATCTTTGGCCGCGCCGATTGTGCTTTTGATGCCCTCGATGCTGGCCTTTACCAAGGCTGCTCCCGCTAATATCTCGGCCACTGGCATGGGTTCGTTCCTTATTTATATGCTTAGTATTTAGCGGCCACCATGAGATCTATTGCGTCTCTGATCGCCTCAAGGTTGGCGTCTATGCGTGCCATCGTGACCGCTTGGCTGTGCGCTGTGCTCTCAATCTCAGACATGCGGGATGACATGCGCTGGATGTCTACAGTGTTGGCCTCAATGTCCTTCACCATTCCTGACACCGACCAAACAATAGCCACGCCTTGACCTATCAAGGCCAGTACAATTGCAGCACCCGTCCACTCGTTCTTACTCGTCATATTTGTACACCTTGTGCTGATCGGGGTTCTCAAGGAAACGCGGCACACAATAGGCCAGCGCGTAGTGCTTGGGGCTCGTCAGATGACCGTATCGACGGACGATCTCTCGGGCGTGGTAGTTACAAGCTGTGAGGCTGGCAAAGAGCATCGCAGGACCCTCTAGTGAGGCCCCGCCGACGAAGACGAGCAGCGCAAACACATGCATCTTTAGTCCGCGTAGATGGCACTAGGACGCATCACTTGGATCGACCCTGCCTGCGCGGCCTCGTTTGCTTGCTCCTGTTCTTCGGCGAGGAACTGCCCGTATTTCTGCTCGAAGATAGGCCCACGCTCATCGAGGAAATAGTCTCCTGCATAGGACAGCGCAGCGTACATGATCAGGTCGGCGGACGTCGCTGCTAGAGCGTTTTCATCGCTGTCGGCAGTCATGGTGGCAAAGGGTCCATAGTAGCTGACGTTGACCGTGCCATTGGGCGGCTCTGGGAACAGCAGGATCGTTGTCCCTTGCTGCGTGAAGTGCAACGCAGTGCCTGCTTGGCCTGTGGCTTTCATCGCGAGCATCTCATGCAGCGGTACTCGCGTGAGGGCGCTGTTGTTGTGGTAGATGTCGATGACTTCCAGAGCGGTCGCAGGCAGGGCGATAGACCCCGTCTGACTGCTGATTGCGTAGGTCTGTATTGCTTCCATCGACGGAATACGAAGGACGCGCTGAATGCGTGAGATGCCTTGGTCAACGAAGGTGTCAGCCAAAGCGTTCGTGCAGTCACTGCGGTTAAGCAGAGCCTTAAAGTGTGTACGGATGGCACCTTTGTTCACGGGCTAGTTCCTTTTATCAGTCGCCATAAAGTAATCCAGAGACTGGTCACGCAGACGCTTGGTGATCTCCTTGACGCTGGCTTTGTAGAGGTCGAAGCCTTCTCTGAGCCATTGTTCGTGTACCACGACGGGTATCGATGCCACGCGCTGAAAGTCTTTTTCGCGGGTTTCAGTACTCGCGTTTCGGCTGTCACGTAGGTCATCCATAAAGGCGGTGGTGATGTTCTGGGTATTCTTAAAAGTGACATTGTCGCCCTCTTGCAAATACTCTGTTTCAACGCCCAGCAATGTGCGCGGGGCGGGCTTAGTATCTTTTGTCATTTTGAGAGTGCTCGATTTGTTGGTGGTGAAAAAGAAGACGGCGAGGGACCAAGGGTAAGGAGAGCAGCCAACCCCTTGGCGTTTTAACCCCGCCGACTTCAATAGCTTACACGGGCCTAGGTAAGGCCAGTGATCTTGTGACTATCGGCAAAACTCATGTGTTTTACTGAGCCTTCATAGACGATCTGGTGCTTGTCCGAGTCGCCTGTCTTCGCCAACAAGGTCCGCGTGTAAGGACGCAAGACAACCTGTTTGAACATCGACGGATCAATCAGCCATGCTACTGATGCGAGACTATGGCGGTTCAACACACACTTGTATGTGCCGAAAGGTCCAACATAGATATCGATCACATTCACCAGCGTCTTTGTGCTAGCAAACTCACGATTACGACCTGACGCAGCCGCGAAGTTGGCTACGATGAGCGCATCCGCAGGTTTGATCATCAACACGTCTGGCGTCGATCCTGCTTCATAAGCAGCTTGGCCCGCAGTGAGGATGTGCGTCTCAGTCAGAGCAGCAGATCCTGCCGCTGTAGCAGCGGTGATCATTTGATCGACTGAGGCCATCTTACGCGCAGCCGAAGCTGTGCCCGTGACGGCGGCTTGAGATACACCAACGTAAGCCCGTTCCTGATCGCGCTTCATCTCTTTGAGAACACGCCCAAGTTGATAAGCGGTTTCCTTGGCTCTGCCATAGGTTTTTATGACATCCGCTGTCGCGGAAACTTGGAAAGCCTTCGTGAGGATTTGCGAGGTGTTAGATCGCATGGTTGTAGGTGTCAGAGTACCAATAGTGGCATCTGCTCCTTCGACGGCGGCGTTAACTTGGGCCGCTGAAAGTGAATCTTCCTGCCATTCAAAAGTACGAGCATGTGTTTTCTCGGACTTCATCAAAGAAGTAAAGGGCGTATCCGTGGGTGTAATGTCCGTTATGATTCCTGAGACATCTTCAGCTTGACCCACTTGATTGTAGGTTGTGTAAGTAGCCATTGAGCTACCTCCTTAGTTGTAGTTGGGTTAGGCTTCCCATCTAGCAAGTAAGGCCTCCGCTATATCATCAGCATCACCGCTTTTTGATCGCAGCAAGTCGTGAGCTTTCTTTACTCTCCGAGCTTTGCTGTCCTCTCTTGCTGGTGATTTGGTTGACCTAAGTATCTTCTTACCCGTGTTGCTGTCCTTGGCCCTGATCACCTTGGCCTTCTGCTTTTTAGTTTCAGCAGTGGCTTTGGTTTGATCGTAAAGGCGGGCTTTGTTGAGCAACATTATTACTTGCGGATCGACGTATTGATCCACTTGTTCGCTGGGTAACCCTTGGCTGACCGCATAGGCTCGGATGTCATTGTAGACATCGTTGCTCCAGTCAGGCATTTGGGCTTGAAGAACTTTGACACACTCACTCGCGGCCTGTTGATGCAGCACTTTCTGCTGGTCTTGGGCACCGCGATAAAAGGCGTCGGCCTCTTCGCGTAAGAACTGTAAGTCGGCTTCTGCGTCTTTGCTTTCGGACCTGAGCTTTGCAAAATCATCGGCGTCCATCTGTCGGCTAGCGACTAGCATGTCTACTTCAGAGTAGGGCTTGGCTCGGGCTTCTGCTCTTTCGAGAAGCGTTTGATAACTGATGTTTGCCTTCTGGAAGGCAGCGTCGGCCTCTTTGCGCTGGGCAGCGAGGTCTTGAGACTTACGGGTCAGGCTGGCTTCTTGGCCGTGCAAACGTTTTAGAGCTGCGATAGATACCCGCTGCGTTTCACCATCGACGATGATTTCGACCTCAGTATCGTCATCAATCGACAACTCTACTTCGTCTGCTTCATCTGTCTCGGGTTCTTCGTCGTCGGGGTCCTCGTCGTCCTCTTCGTCGGTCTGCTCGTCGTTGTCATCCTGATCGTCGTCAGACGTATCCTCTAGTGTCTCATCTTCGTCTTCTTGTTGAGGGTCGTCTGTTGCCTCTTCATCCTC